TCACGGCCTCTCCCCCCCTCCGTCGGGTTCGATCCGGCTCGATCCCCCACGATCCCGTCAGATCGTCCAGGATCGCCTGTACTGGCGGTAACCCGTCCCGGTGGTATCTGTGGGGGTAGGCACGCTGACACGGCGAAATAACGCCGTCTAGCGTCTGATCCGTGGCTAACCCGGCCTATGCGGCACCGGCCTACCGTCGTGGCCGTGCCCGCCTGCTCGCTGACGGCCCGATGTGCGCGCATTGCCGGTGCCGGGTCGCCACCGAGGCCGACCATCAACCGCCGCTGAAGCTGCACGCCCACCTGGACGGGTCCGGCTGTTGCGAGCTGGTCGCGTCGTGCTCGGTGTGCGCCCGCCGGCAAGGCGCGATACTGGCCGGACGTGGGCCGGCGCCGCGGCCGCGGCCCGCCGTTGCGGCCGCCTCGCCGGCCCCGCCCGTCGTCGAGCCGGACGGCTGGCCGGCCGACGACCCGGTGTGGGACGTGCCGTGGCTCGACGAGCTGCGCCAGGTGCCGCCCGATGCGACATGGCCGCGGCTGATGACACCGCCGCACCCGCGGGCCGTCGGCAGCTACGGCGCCGACGTGGCCGCCTACGCCCTCGAGCGCACCGGGCGGCCGCTCAGGTGGTGGCAGCAGCTCGTCGCCGGCCGCGCCTTCGAGCACGACGACGCCGGCCTGCTCTGCTGGGACGCCGTCGACCCGACCGTCGCCCGCCAGGTCGGCAAGTCCTACCTGATGCGCGAGGCGTGCCTGTGGCGGATACATCAGGGCGACCGATGGGACGAACCCCAGCTCGTCGTGCACACCGGCAAGGACCTGCCCGTCTGCGTCGAGATACAACGCCCGGCCCGCCGCTGGGCACGCGGCGACACGTTCGCCGACGTGTACAAGGTGCGCGACGCCAACGGCCAGGAAACGATCGAGTACCTGGGCGACGGGTCGCGCTGGCTGGTCAAGGCGAAAGAGTCCGTTTACGGCCTGTCGGCGAGCATGGCCGTCGTCGACGAGGCGTGGGCGGTGCCGGCGACCATCATCGAGGAGGGCCTGGTGCCGACGATGGTGGAGCACGCCGCCGCCCAGCTGTGGCTCGTCTCCACGGCGCACCGCAAGGCCACCGCGCTGATGGTGGCCCGCCGGAACGCCGCCGTCGCCGACCTGGCCGACACCGACGCCGACCTGTGGATCGAATGGTCGGCGCCGCCCGGTATCGCCCTCGACGACGAGGACGGCTGGCGGCAGGCGTCGCCGCACTGGACGGAACGCCGCCGCCGCCTCATCGGCCAACGCCTCGCCGCCGCCCGCTCCGGCGAGACCGACGACCCCGACGAACCGGACCCGTTCGAGGCGTTCGCCGCCCAATGGCTCAACCGGTGGCCGACGGTGCGGCGCCGGGCCGGGCACGGCGAACCGCTGCTCGAGCCGGGCGTGTGGGAGGCGTGCGCCGGCGCCCTCGAGGCCTACGCCGGGCCGGGCGTCGTCGCCCTCGAGGAGAACCGCGGCACCGGTGCGGCGGCGGCGTTCGTCGTCGGTGACGGCGCCGGCCGGTTCGAGGTCGACGGCCGCGCCGTCGCCACCTGGACCGAGGCGATCGAGCTGGTGCGTGGGTTCGTCGCCGCCCGCCCCGGCGCCCGTCTACTCGTCGGCGCCCGCATGAACAATCAGCTGCCCGCCGACCTGCCCGGCCGGCTCGGCGCCCAACGTGCCGGCACCACCGAGACGGGCCGCGGCCTGGTCCTGCTGCGTGCCCTCGCCGCCGAGCACCGCGTCGTGCACGACGGCACCGTCGAGCTGGACGACCAGATCGCCCGGGCACGGGTGCACAACCTGGCCGGCGGCGGCCTCGGCCTGGTCAACAACAACGCCCGCACCGACCTACTCCGGGCCTGTCTGTGGGCGCTGGACGCCTCCCAGGTCTCGCCGCCGACGCCGGCCGTCAGATAGTCACCGCCCCACTGTTACCGGTGGTAACGTCGCGGGTCCGTGGGACTCGCGCGGCCGCCGTCGTCGGGCCGGTACGCGCAACGGGCGCTGATCCCGCGTGACGAGGCCGTCACCCCGGACCCGCCGGCCGACCCGCGCGGCGACATCGAACCGAACCCGAACCCGCCACTGGGAACCGTCGGCCCGAACGTCGCCGCCGGCGAAGGCGACTCGCATGTGATGTATCCGGGCTATGTGTCGGCGACGCCGTGGGCCGGCTGGCCCGTCGGCTGGGACACGCCGTACATGGAAACGACGCCGACCGCGTCGACGTTCTTCGGCTACGCCGCCGCCGACCCGGCCGGCTACGCCGGACGCGTATCGACCGTCGGCACCTGCGTCGACATCAACAGCCGGGCCGTCGTGGCGATGGCCGCCTACGCCGTCCGCGCGGGCGTACCCCAGGACCTGCCCGACTGGTATCAGACGTCGCCGGAACCGTTGGAGTACGCCGACTGGTGCGAGTTCGTCGGCCTGCTCGTCGACGATCTGATGTACCGCGGTGAGGCGATCTTGTGGGCGACGGCGCACTACGCCGACGGCTACCCGCAACGGTTCGTCGCCCTCGATCCGAACCGGGTGCAGGTCGACGACCGCGGCCGCTATTCGGTGACCGTCGGCGACGACGGCGACGTCGTCGGCCTGGACCGGGCCGATATCTGCCACATCAAGTACAAGCACGACCGGGCCGCCGGCCGCGGCTACGGCCCGCTCGCCTGGGCCAGCCGCGATGTTGTGTCGGCCGACCTACTCGACCGGTATGCCGACAGCCTCGCCCGCCACGGCACGTCGGCGGTGCTGACCGCACCCGGCGACCTGACCAGCAAGCAGGCCGACGACCTGCGCCGCGACTGGGCACGGCTACGGGCCGGCAACCCGGGCACGCCGGCCGTCCTTTCCGGCGGCATCACATACGCCACACAGTCAATGTCTCCCCGCGACATGGCCCTGCTCGACCTGAAAATCTTCGACCTGCAGATGATCGCCAACGCGTTCGGTGTGCCCTCCGCGCTCGCCGGCCTGCCCACCGCCGCGGGCGGCCTCACCTACAGCTCGCCCGACATGGTGCGCATGTCGCACTGGACCGGCTACCTGCTGCCGCTGTGCCAACGCATCGCCGGCGCCCTGTCGAACTGGGCGCTGCCCCGTGGGACACGGTTCGAGTTCAACCCCGACCGGTATCTGCAGGTCGGCGCCGCCGAACGCGCCCAGGCGTGGGCGACGCTGCACAACATCGTCGACGAACGCGGCCGCCGCCCGGTCACCGTGCCCGAGATACGCGTCGCCGAACGTCTGGCACCGTGGGACGTCGCCCGCCTCGACCCGGCGTCGCCCGACGCCGTCGTCGGTTCGGAAAGGGGATAGCCGTGGATCTGATCGTGCGCGCCCTGACCGGCGACCTGACATTGGAGGGCCGCACCGTGGAAGGCGTCGTCGTGCCCTACGACGAACCGACCGAGGTCGCCGACAGTCTCGGCCCGACGCCGTGCTACCGGGAAGTGTTCACCGAGACATCGTTCGCCCGCCAGCTGCAAGGGTTCGCCGCCCGCCCCGGCCTGGTGCGCCGCGTCGGCTTCAACCTCGACCACCGCACCGAACTGGACCGGCTCGTCGGCTGGACCGACGCCGTCACGTCGACGACGGCCGGCCTGGCCTGCCGGTTCGGCCTGTACCCGACGGCGAACCTGGAGCTGGTGCGGGCGATGCTCGCCGAAACCCACACCGGCCTGTCCGTCGAATGCGCCGTCCACAAGTCACGGGTCCGTGACGACGGCGTCGTCGAACGCCGCGTCGTCGAGCTGGTCGGTGTCGCCGCCACACCGACCCCGGCCTACGCCGGCGCCGGGATCACCGCGCTACGGGCCGACGCCGCCGCCGACCGCCTCGACCGGCCGACACCGGCCCTCGACGCGGTGCGTGACCGCTGGGGTTTCACCGACTAGCATCGCCGCCACTGACGCCCGACTAGGCACCCCGCCGCCGCCACCCTCCACCGCGAGCACCGCGCCGCCGGCACCCCTGAGAGACGCCGCAACATTCGCCGTTGTAGCCCCAGGGAGAACCCCGCCATGCCGACCGCCATCGAAGAGCACGC